GAAACTACTGGAGATATAAACTCTTCAACGGCGACTCAAGTATTACCATACGCAACTTTAAGGTTAAGAGCGGGCGCAGCTATAGATTCAACTGTATCAGCAAGCTTTGTAGCATCTACCGAATTATTTACTTTAAGCTCAGCGCTATCTTCTCTAGTGTTTAATGTAAATGATATAGATAGCGTATTTAGCACAGATCCTGTCAATGTACCAACAGACTCTAGCCATTTTGTAAAAGAATTGTATCTTGACGTAAATTGGTTAAGGCAGGCTCCTACACACAGCGGCGTAACAAATAGTCCCACAATTTCCGATCCAATATTTACCGATATGGCAATACAGGAAGTGACAACTTTAACTGAAACTGGAGCAAATTCTGTGGCATCAACGCCTTGAATTATTGGACACCCAAACGTGAATGCTGATGGTAAGTATTATCAATTATTTAAATTCCACACATTACAATCCGGAAATACAGCAAATACCTTATGCAAAGTATCTATCAATAATATTAAGTCTAAAACAGATGCAAATGATGATGCTTATTATGAATTTGATGTATTAGTTAGAGCAATTAATGATACGGACAAAAATATGGTCGTTTATGAGCGCTTTACTAATTTAAATACTATTAAGACCGATACTAATTATATAGTAAGACGTATCGGAGATACTAGCGAAGCTTTCAATGCTACTTATGAAGAGATGCGAATTTCAGGTGAATGGCCAAATAGATCTAAATTTGTTCGTGTAGAAATGAGTGAAGATTGTAAGCCTTCTCAACGTCCATCAGGGTTTGAAGGATTAGAAGTACATGCAGCAGGAGTTTCGAATGAAGTTATTAATCCATTAATGAAATTGAATCAGGCATCTGGTTATAGCACTTATAACAAGAACATGTTCTTTGGTTTTGATAATTCAGTATATAATGGAGCTAATGCTTTAAACGTTATTAGTGATGATACTAATAAATCAACTCCTGGCATTATTCTTTATGACGCAGATACATCTGAATCCGGTGTAGTTACCGCAAATAGTTTATCATCTTGGGCAATTCCTGTCTATGAAACTAAAACTATTATGACAGCCGCAACGTGCGATTATGGTTTGGTAGGCGGTTTAACATTCCAATTTACCGTGCCTTTCCAAGGTGGTTATAATGGCTATGGAGCTTCTCTAGGCGGAGCGGATTTAATTACAGCACTTAGTGCCGAATATACGCAAGCGTTAAATATGCTAGAAAACAAAGATATTTATGATTTCAATATGCTGGTTGTTCCAGGAACAAATTCAACATTAGCGGCGCACGCATCAATCATTGAAGCGGGTATCGATCTTTGTGAAGTTCGCGGCGACGCGCTTTATATTGCAGATCTTATTCCTGAAACTGTAACTGATCCAGGGAATCCAATTGATACACAAATTGCAAATTATGATAGTAATTATGCGGCAACGTATTTCCCTTGGTTAAAGTATTATGATTCAGAAAATGATGATATGATTTGGCTTCCCGCTTCGATTTTTGCTTGTTCTCAAATCGCTTATAATGATAAGGTCGCTTATCCCTGATATGCTCCTGCTGGTTTAAATCGAGGTAAAGTTGCAGATGCGTCTGATATTAAATATCAACTAACGCAAGAGCAACGAGATGACCTTTATGACGACCGCATCAATCCGATAGCAGTCTTCAGAGGAGAAGGAATTGCTGTATGGGGCCAGAAGACGTTGCAAAAAATTGCATCAATTTCTGATCGTATTAATGTTCGTAGAATGCTTATTAGAGCTAAAAAACTAATTGGTAGAGTATCTATGACGCTATTATTCGAACCTAATAATCCTGCAATTTGGGGTCGTTTTAAGAATATGGTTAATCCTATCTTAGAAGCGATTGCTTCACAAAATGGAATAAATAAATTCGAAGTAATTATGGACGAAACTAATAATACCCCAGATAGTATTGATAGAAATGAATTACATGGAACTATTTATTTAGAACCAACAACCGCTGTTGAAGCTATTTATCTTAGCTTTGTTATCACAAGCGCCGGAGTTGAATTTTCTAAATAGTTCTAAAAAATAATAAAATCTAAAAGGAGGAAGAAATTCCTCCTTTTTCTTTAAAAATTCGCTTTTATAATATATAATAGTATAAGTTTATACTTTGCGTATCAACTAAAAACTTAATTAAGGACAAGAAAAATGGCAGAATTAAATTACGAAGGCTTCATAACTGGTACAGGCAAATTCCAACCAAAACGTAAAAATCAATGGGTAATGGAATTTCCAACTGATACTGGTATTGAAAGCATTGACATTAAAACGACTGGCCTACCAGGCGGAGCGTTTGGGGAAACAGTTCTAGATTATATTAATCAAAAATATTATTTTGCAGGAAAATGGGAATGGGAGACAATTCCTATTACACTTTGGGATTATATCGGCGATTCCACATCAAAGAAATTATACGATTGATATTTATCTAATTACAACCCCGCGACCGGCAAGCAAGCTTATGGATCTAATGTAAAGAAAAACATCAATATAATTTTATTGGATCCAGAGGGAAGCGAATTAGAACGATGGGTCTTAAAAGGCGCATGGCCGCAATCATTTAAATGAGGCGAGTTGGACTATAGCGATGCAGAACTAAGAACTTTAGAGTTAGTGCTTCGCTACGATAGACCTGAATTAGAAGTTTCAGAAGTTTCAGATGATGCTCGAACGGAATCGCCCAGAACAAAGCTTAAATAAAAAGGGGAAGAAATTCCCCTTTTACTTTTAACATAAAAAATATATATAATTAAGAATAGTTACATTAACAAAGGAAAACGTTATGCCAAACGAGACACAAGCCAGATCTATGGCAGAAGCTTTTGCTTCAGAATCCAAACAAAAATTAGATAGCATTTATCAAATTTTTCAAGAAGAAGTCGCTCTGCCCTCTGGCGGATTATTATATGAATCAAAAACAGAAAAAGTTACAATAAAACCTATAACAGCTAGAGAAGAAGACTTTTTAACCAACCCAACGCTAATTAAATCAGGAAAAGCTTTTGATATGCTTATTGATAAATGTGTTATAAATTGGAATGGTTTAACACACCAAGATTTATTAGCGGGCGATAAGACAGCGATTTATATGGCAATCAGAATCCTTTCCTATGGCCCTAAATATAAAGTTGATGTTATGTGCCCGTCTTGTAATGAAATTAATAATTTAAATCTAGACTTAAGAAGTTTTGGAGCTAAATCCTTTGGAAATGCACCGAAAACAGAAGGAAAGAACGTATTTCTTTTCGAGACGGAAGCTGGTTATGAAATTGAATTTAAGCTGTTAAAAGCTATTGATTTAGATAATATTAACAATCTTGGAAAAAAGAAAAAAAGAAGAAATACGTCATACATCGAAGACGTGCTATTAGCTGCTATAATTTCGTTGAAAGCAAATAATATCACTATTGTCGATAGACTTGAGTTAAAAACTATTATAAGCAGAATGCCTCACTCTGAATATGCGCCATTTTTATCTTATATTGAAAAAATTAAGCCAGATATTGATATGAATAAAGAACTTGAATGTGAACACTGTTCAGAAATAATTAAAACGAACGTGCCAATTACGGCTGAATTTTTTTGGCCTGCCACCGATAGATAGCGATCAAGGTGGCAAAGCTAAGCAAAATGTATACGAAGGTACATATTATTTAATTAGATATTTGAACTTAACATGGGATGAAGCGCTAGGCTTGCCCGTGAATATAAAAAAATATTATATTGCAAAAATTCAAGAAGAAATTGAACATTATAATAAAGAAAAAGAGATGATGATAAAAGCGTGAGAAAAATCAGGATCTTCACCTCCTATGCATTTAGCTGGTGGAATGAAGTAAGGGGCATAAGCCCCTTTTTTATTATAGAATGTTTATGTAAAATATATATAATTAAAGATATAATAGTAATGTAAATGGACTTTAACTAAATGAATAAAGACAAAAGCACAAAAGAAAGCACAAAAGAAAGATTTGAATTTGAAATTAAAGAAGATCCTATAAAAAAATCAGCTAACTTTGTTTATAATCAATTTTCTAATGCTTTTAAAAAGGTTGGTAGCGAATTAGCCTCTTTGGCAACAGGTCCATTAAATGATATGAATGCAATGGCAAGTTCCTTTGCCGATGTTGATGTTACAAGTTGAGGTTCTTTGGCTGGAATCATGACCGAAATTTCAAAGACTACTAAGCAATCTATAGCCGACGCAAGAACATGACGTCAAGATATGATTAAAATATATAGAACTGTTTCTCAATCTGCCGAAGGTCATACAAAAATTTATAGTACTTTTGCAAAGACAAGAGATATTATGAGTGATAATTTGTTACAATGAAAAGAATGGGGTGATTATACAGACGGAACAAAACTAGCTGTCTCTTTAATGAAGAATACTATAGCAGAAGCGTCTCAATTGTCAAATCTATTATTATTAAATTGACATAAACAAAATAAGATGCTGGCGTTATCAAACGACGAAGCTTCAGAATGAGCCGGCTTATTAATGCGTTCCGGGATGTCGTTAGAAGAATCTGTAAAATTCCAAAAAGAAGTTTTTGTAGGTATTACAAAGATATACGGTAATGAAGCGTTGACCAGCAAAATAGTTAAAGATGTAGCAAAAAGCAAGTGGGCAATAAATTTAGCCACAGCAAAGAACTTGACACAACTTTCGGCACTCGCAGCTAAAGCTCACGCATGAGGATC